TATAAGTTATGTGAGGTTTAGGACTTATTAATTTTGTTAAAAATAGGGTACAGCTGATAAGTACCTTATTTTTATATATTGCTCTAAATGGAGCAAACCCGTGGTTGGCACAATGCCACCAAAAAAATAGCCGACGGGCGTAAAACGGATAGGAGGAGGTTATCGTATGGACGATAATAAACAAATTACTCCGCCAGTAAATACAGCTGATACTGGCAATAAGGAGGACAAAAACGCTGGTAAAACTTTTACTCAAGCGGATATGGATAATTTAGCTGGTAAAATAAGAGGCGAAGAAAAGGCTAAAAACGATCAAGCTATTAAAGACGCTGTCGCTCAAGCTATTGCCGAAGAGAGACGCCAAGCCAAATTAACCGAGGACGAGAGAGAAAAAGAGGCTAAAAGTAAATATGAGGCTGAGTTAAAGCAACGTGAGGAAGATATTACTTTACGTGAGCGTAGACTTGAGGCTCAAGAGTTACTACAAGCAAAAAATATCCCTATTGATTTAGTGGACTTTGTAGTTGATTTAGACGCAAATAAAACTAAAGAAAACGTGGAAAAACTAGCCAAGACTTATAACAAATCGGTAGAGACTGGAGTTACCGATAAATTAAAGGGCACTCCACCAAAAGATTTTTCTAATAATAACAGTAATAACGATAGCGACAATAAACACAAATATAGTGGAACGGTCGCTTTTTAAATGTCTCAAAATGTGAGACGTTGTTTTTATCTTGTCTCAAAAAATGAGACAATGCCAAAAATGTAAAGGAGTGATGTAATTATGGCAAGAACAGACGCTTTAAGTATTTATATTGATAATAGTACAGCCGATAAGTTAGCTGAAACTTACGGAGCTGTTATTGAGGCTGTACAAAAAGGTGCGGTTAGTGAACAAATTAAAAATAAAAATTATAGTGGAGACCCAAGTACGGGTAGTGTAGAAATTGATAGATTTAAAAACGCTAGTGTTGACGACTTGGGAACAGCTAGAACTGGTGGAGCTGGTAAAAAATTAAAGAATACTGGTAAGGTAACAGTAAATATTGATACTGATAAGGAAATTGTGGAAGAAATCGCTAAAAAGGATATCAAATTATATGGTATTGACGGTATGGCTGAAAAAAGAAAAACAAATCATACTAAACGTATGATCGCTTACCTTGATACTCAATTTTTTGCTAAAGCTGTTAGCGAGGGCTCAAGTACTACTTTAAGTGGTACAACTATCGCTGAAAAGCTAGAAGATATGATACAAAAACTTGAAACTACCCAAAATGACTGGGTTGACGGCGTAGACCGTGATATGTTAGTTTTAACAGTTAAACCAAGTGTATATGGAGCATTATTAAATTATATTGATAGTGTACCTAACTCTTTAACTGGTTTAAAAGAAGATTATTTCCACCAAGTACGTATTTATTCTAACCACCGCCAAACTAAAGATGTTATTTGTATGATAGACGGTGCTGTTGCTCAACCAGTAGTAACTGACCAATACGAGGCTGAAAAAATACCTCTATCAAATGATATCGCACTAGAATTATTCTTCTCTAAGGGAACTAAGGCTGTAATGCCTGACTTAATTAAATACGCTAATATTACTGGTACTAGCGTTTAGAAAAATCTTAAAATGTCTCTACTAATATAGGAGGTGTTAATATGGACAATGAACAAATCGCTAGAATAAAAGCATATATACATATAATCAACCCAAGCGTCAATGACGACGATTTACTTGATTTTTGTATAAATGAGGTTGGAGATAGAGTACAACTTTACCTAAATAGCGATAAAGTGCCTACTATAATTGAGCGTATACTCGCTAATGTAATTAATACTGGGTTAAAGAAATGCCTAAAAGAGATAGAAATATCTAGCGAGGGTAGTTACGCTGTTGACCAAGCTATTAATAGTGTTAGCGATAATGGACAGTCTATATCTTACGCCAACCAAGTAACGAACTATTTTACCACAGTAAGCGACGAGGAGTTGTTTACTGGTTTTAGTGATTTACTTAGTAGATATAGGAGGGTAAAAGTTGTATATCCCAAAATCAATGACGAAAGCGATAGCTAACGCTTTTTATGATAAATCTATTGATGTGTTAAGTAACCGAGTTGTTATTGACGCTGAGGGTGGAGTTACCAATAAAGGGTTAGCTACTGTTAGTAGTTTTAAAGGTAATGTAAGTTTTTCAAACTGTGAAAAAATACAAGAGGAGTACGGACTAGACTACGAGATAGATATAGCAATAACAACCGATATTAGTAATAATATTGAGGTAAATAGTTTTATCAAATACGATAATATTATTTATAATGTTACTGATGTAAAACCTTGCGATAGTCATATCCTTATTGTAGCGACCAAAAGTACAATGCCTAAAAAAGGCGGTAGTATTTAAAATGGTTATTAAGGGTTTAGACAGCCTTATACATAAACTTAATAACATCTCACAAATGGATCAAGTTAAGGAAACTATGAACAAAGCCGTATTATTAGTACACGGACAAGCCAAGGCACTAGCTCCAGTTGATACTGGAAACTTAGCCGGTAGTATCCACCCCAAAGTAATATCTTTGGGTAAAGTAGTAATTGGTAAAGTTTATACAAATGTTAGCTATGCTCCGTATGTTGAGTTTGGTACTGGTAGTAAAGGTAGTGGAACTTATCCATATAAAGATGTTAAATTAACGTATCGTAATAGTCCGTGGGTTTATACTCCGGACGGTGGCGAGACGTTTTATTATACTGAGGGACAAGTTGCTCAACCATATATGTATCCAGCGTACAAACAAAACGAGAAAAAAATTAAGTCTATGTTTAAGGGTGCTGTACACACCCAATTAAAAAATAATTGCAAATAAGGAGGTTATGTTATGTACTTACCAAAAACCGATATTTATAACAGTTTAAAGACTTTAAATTATTATGTAGCACAAACTCAACCGCCTACCTTTAACGATTTACCAGCGATAGTATTTAGAGTTGGTAATAATGATGTAAACCTTGACTTAAATAATAACATTATTAGTCAAGATATAGAAATCGTTATTGATATATGGGCTGAGGATAGTGTTACGGCTAGTAACGTATTATCTCAAGTTGAGGGAGTTATGCGTCAAAATTACTATAAGATGTCGTATTCAAGCGACGTACCAAATACGGGTAATCTATTTCATATAAATAGTAGATTTACCACAATAGCTTAAAGGAGGTAAAAATATGAACGGTCAAGCTACAAGAACTATGGGGACTACTCTTAAAAAAATCAAGAGTGGTAGCGAGCCAGCTGATACAACTATCGCTAACTTAACAAGTATCGGCGAGATAGGTGTTGAAAGTGAAGAAATTGACGCTACCGATTTAGATAGTCCAAATAATTATAAAGAGTTTATCGCTGGGTCAAAAGACGCTGGGGAGGTATCACTTGCGGGAAATATTAAAAATGAGGCTAATGTTGAGAAAATGTTAGCTCTAGCCGAAAGTCAAAGTTTAGAGGACTGGGAGGTTGCTTATCCTAGTGGTGCTAAATGGAACTTTAAGGCTTTTGTTAAATCATTTAAAGACGGAGAAAAAACCGTTGACGGTTTAGCTACATTTTCCGCTACTTTAAGAATAAGTGGAAAACCAACGTATACTAAAGCTGGTAGCTCAGTATAGTTAAGCATATAAAGGGAGACTGGTTTTAACTGGTCTCCCTCTTTTTTATTATAAAAGGGGTTTTGTAAAACGTCTTGAGATGTGAAAAGACGTACAATTATACGTCTCAAATCGTCTCACACACTAAAGAAATAGGAGGATATTATGGAAAAATTAAACTTAAAATATAATGCTACAAAAATAGACGAAATAGAACAAGCTAAAAAAATGCCAATAGAAAATTGTATTATGGATACCAGTATTGGTATGTTGAGTTTGTTTATTCAAAAAGGACTAGTTGACGATAACGGGATACACGGTGTAAGTAGAGCCGTTGCTATTGATGTTATTGATAAATATTTAGAGGAAAAAGACAAGGACGAGTTAGTCCTTGATATAATGGAGGCTCTTTGTAATGGGGGTTTTTTATCCCGCCAAGTAGACGTGGCGAAGATACGAGAGGCGAACGAGAAGAGGAACAAGAAAGCCAAGGAAATGATAGATCAAATGATGTAACATTTTTTGGCGACGTATGGCGTGATATGGAGGAAATGGCTATTAAAATAGGTTTAGACCTCCATTATTATTGGTCGTTAAATGTAAAACAATTTAAAAAACATATAAAGGTTTATAAAGAAAAAGAAGAGGAGCGTATAAGAGAACAAGACGCTCTAAACCATTTATTTGGTAAATATATTGGATATGCGTTTAATGATCCACGACATTATCCTAGTGAGCCGTTTACTCAAAGAAAAACCCAAATGGAGCCTATGACTGACGAGCAAATGGAAAAACAAGCTCGTCGCAACACTATAAAAATGGGAGGTGTTATAAATGACAGTTGAAGAGTTACAAGTCTTAATAACGGCTAATAGTGAAAGTTTAAAAAAAGAAATAAACAAAGTTAATAGCCAGTTGTCTAGTTTTGAAAAACAAGCGACAAGTAAACTAAACTCGGTAAAAAGTGCTTTTAAGAGTATGATATCGGCTAGTGCTATTATTGGTGGTATAGTTGCACTTGGTAAGTTTGTCAAATCTAGTGAGGAGGCTTATAAAACTCAAATACAAAACGAAACACGTTTGATAGCTGTAATGAAACAATTATCAAACGCACGAAAGCAAGACGTAGCGGATATTTTGGCTTTAACTAACGCTCAACAAAAACTTGGGGTAGTTGGAGACGAGATACAACTTGCTGGAGCTCAAGAGTTAGCCACTTATGTTGATAAGGCTGACAGTATAAAGAAATTAATACCTCAATTAAATAATATGATAGCCCAACAATATGGTTATAACGCCACTCAAGAAGAGGCTATAAATATAGCTACTATGATGGGTAAAGTGTTAGAGGGACAAACTGGAGCTCTTAGTAGATATGGATACTACTTTGACGAAAACCAAGAGAAAATATTAAAGTTTGGAACTGAGGAGCAAAAAGTAGCTGTCTTAACGGATATTATCCACGATAGTATAGGAGATGTTAACCAAGCCTTAGGAGATACGCCTATTGGTAGACAAATACAACTTGCTAACGCTTGGGCTGACGTTAAGGAGCAAATAGGATATGTTGCTACGCAAATAAAACAAGTACTAATACCAGTTTTTCAAGTGTTAGTATCTTGGATAGGTACGGCTGTAAGTTATTTAAGACAATTTTTACAAGTCTTAGGTTTTACGGCTAAAAAACAAAATACGGCTACACAGTCTCTAAGTGCTGGTACAAGTGCCGAGAAAAAGTACGGAGACGCCGTAGATAAAAGTAATAAAAAACAAAAAGACGCTCTAGCCACTTTTGACGAAATGAACGTCTTAAAAGAAAATAATAGCGGTGGTAGTGGTACCGGTGGCTCTACTGGAGGCGGTGGAGGTGTCGGCGGTGGTATAAACACAGTTGATTTTGGTATCGGTATTGACGGAGATGTTGAGGTTAGCGAAAAAATACAAAGTCTAGCTGAGTTTATTAAAACCGCTTTTGAGGACGTAAAAACCACTATAACTGATATATGGAATAGTGAGCCAATACAAGCGTACGTTGACGCATTTACTACTTATATTCAATTTATATGGGACTTTTGGGCTACTATGGGTACTAATTTAGTTACCAATATGGCTAACACTTGGAACAATATAAAAGACAATATGAGTACAGCACTAAGTAATATGAGTAAGTTTTGGACTACGTTTTGGACTGATATTAATAATGGTATCAAGACGTGGGGACAACCAATAATTAATGGTGTTAGTGATGTGTTTAACTCCGTATGGGAGGACGCTATTGATCCAGTAATACAAATAGTAAGTAAAGCGTGGGCTGATTTTAGCGGTATATTAGTTGATATATGGAACAAATACGGTAAAACTCTTATAGATAATATAGGACAGTTTGTTACTACGACTATCGCTTTATTTAAGAGTATATGGGACAATGTCCTAGCTCCAATAATCAAACCATTTTTGGAGATGTTAAGTGAGTTATGGGATAAACACTTAAAAGGAGTAGTACAAGAGGTTGGTAATTTCGTTATGAAATTGATTAATGGTGCCTTAGAAATCTATAACAAGTTTATTGCTCCAGTATTAATGTGGTTATTGGAAAAATTAAAACCAGCTTTTCAAGTTATTGGTAGTGTGGTAAGTAGTGTTATGAACGCTATTTTATCCGTAATTAGTGCAATAGTAAAAGGAGTATTAAAAGTCTTTGGAGGTCTAATTGACTTTATTACTGGTGTATTTACTGGTAATTGGCAAAAGGCTTGGCAAGGAGTACAAGATATATTTAGAGGCTTAATTGAGGCTCTAGGCGAAATATTTAAAGCTCCAATTAACTTTATTATTGACGGTATCAACTTAT